GTTGTAACTCCGCTGTCATCATCGTCACCGCCTGTTATTGTTGTAATATCATCATCATCTCCACCAGTAACAATCACTGGCCCATCTTTGGTGTTTTTGACTTCAACTACACCGGGGACTGTCTCACCATCTTCACCAACAACGCCTTGAAGTGATGGCTCTATACCAGTCTCTGAGCTACTCATCTCTTCAAGTTTAGCAAAATTGGCATCTCCCAAAGCACCGGGGCTGATGTCTAAGTAGTTTGGATCGTTCCAATCGAACTGACCGCCTGTAGAGCCTTCAGATTCATATGCCCTTACAAACTCATCAGCAGCAGCTTCATTTATTTTTTGTGGGTTGATTAGGCCGTAAGTGGCATTTGTGACGGCATAGTTAAGAAGATCACCCACCCCTTTGCCAATTTTACCAAACACACCCAGCTCTCCATATGTATCATAGAATGGGTTTACATCAGAACCAACTGGACTTCCTTCTTTATAAGCATCAATTTGTGCTTGAGTAGCGCCATTGTCCACCATGCCACTGACGATTTCGTCCTGCATGTCTTGGGTCATTGTTCTTGCGCCGCTGGCCTTATAATTTTCCTGCAAAGCAACTGTCTCTGCCGCGTTAGGCGCTGTACCTCTTTGGCCATATAAAGCCATTTGCTCTTCCATCGTTAGATCACTGGTCTTACCAGAAGATATTTTTGCGTATGCAGAATCAAGAAGTGCAGAACCAGATCCAGCTTTTGGATCTACATATCCGCTTGCGTTGTTTGCCGCTGAAGGATCGCTGGTAAAGTCTCCTGCGTCTGTATCTACCAAAACGCCGTTTATATATTCCTTTGAGCCAAAAGGAGTTAGGTAATTTATGATTGTTTGGCCTAAAGTGTTATTACCTTCAGGCAAGAAATTAAGAGCGCCAGCATCATTTCCAGTTAAGGTCAAATCGGCTTTAATATCAGAAAGTGAACCTGTAGATTCTGTGCCGCTATCCCTAATCCTGTCACGTTGAGCTGCCAATTGTGCAATTTCATCATTCCAATAATTCGCTGGCTCGTTGCTACCAGCAGCACTTTGCGCTTTGGATATTGCTGCGTTCAGCTCTTGCTGAACATCCGCAAGGGTTGTTTCTTGTGGAAGTGCGCCAGCAGTTTTGGGCTGCAAATATACAGGCTGCGCACCTGTATTTTGATCAGTTCCAGAAGGTGGGGCTGGAACATTAATTATTTCTGGCAACGGTGTAGGAGTCGGAGTGCTTACACTTGGAGCCGTATAGGTTGGAGTTGAAACAACACCCCCACCACTGACCACATCATCAGCAGTTGTGGTCCCGCTGGATAAATTAGTATCAGTGTTGGAACCCGTTGAGACAATTACAGCTCCACCACCAGTTGTGGGATAAGAAGTTGTGTTTTTTCCAGAGGTAAGATCCTTTGCTGTGACTGTTTTGTTTGACATGCCAATGCCAAGATCTGCATCTAAATTGCGGCCACCGCTGCTTGTATTTTGGTTATTTTGACTAACTGGAGAATTTGTAAAATTAGTTCCTGCTGGCATCGGGCCTTGAACATCGTTTGAGCTTGTATTTGCAGACCCAGAGATCACGTTACCTGTGGATGTAGTGCCGCCAGAGGATATTCTCGCCCCAGTGTTATCATCTACCAACTGGCCACCAACATATGATGCGCCATCGTTAGGCGTAAAAATATTTGCCAGCGTTTCTGTAAAGCTGTTACTGCCACCACTGCTGCTAGAGCTAGAGCTACTGCTTGTTTTGCTGCCCCCGCCCCAGCCGCTATGAAACCAGTAAGCAGGAACACCGTCTGGACCCGACATAACTGGAGCATCACCACGATAATTCTGAAGCAAATTTTCTTCCTGCGGGTTGATGTACGCAAGCATGTGCGGTTGGCCCATGATCTCAGTTTGACGCGGAGCGCCAGAAACAACATTGCTCAAAGCGCCCATGCCTTGATCTGGGTAAGTTTCTGGGGCTTGCATGGGCATAGACGCAGGTTGGTTTTTCTGCACAATCGCGTTTACACGATCCATAAAAGTATTATTCATCACGCCCTCATAGGTTGTGGTTGCGGTTGTGGCTGTGGCTGCGGCTGCGGTTGAGGAGCCATAGCTTCAGAAATAGCACCCAGCGCACCCGTTGAGCCACTACCCATGCGGCGCTTGATCTCCATGACCTTGTTGATCAGATACTTATTCATATCCATAGGTGGTTGAGCCTGTGGCCCCCCAACATTGTTGGGAGGGGACATTGGGGGGCCACCCTGTGGACCCTGCTGCGGTAGACCGCCGAAGGCAGCAGGATTGATGGGAGGCAAATTATACTGCTGGCGGTACATTCTTCATGGCCTCCATCTGGATTTTAGCTGCATTCTTTTCTCTTTCAAGCTGCAACTCTGCCTCTAACTTTGTGACCTTCGCCTGCAAATCCGCCTGCGCTTTGGCCATTTCGATCTCCATGTCCTGACGCGCTTCGGCTTGCTTGATCTGAATGTTGGACTGAGCCTTGGCCTGATCCGCTTGTATTTGCGCCTGAGTGCGAGCTTTCAAAGATTCTGTCTCTAGCTTTGCCAACTCTTGAGCATATTGCAATGGGTTTCCTTGCTGACCTTGCTGGCCACCCAATCCTCGAATTGCTTCGATCTGCTTCATCTGAGGCGCAGATTGTACAACTTGAGCTGCACGTTGGCTGATTAGCATGTCCGTTGCTGGATCTACTTCGTTGAACTTGAACTTTGGATCTCTGAAGTCTGGCATTGGCGGCATCTGCATATTGATGCCAGCTTCCATGCGCTGGCGGTACAGAAGCGCGATATGCTCTGCAATGTGAGCTATCAACACGGGCTGCATTTGTTTCGCGCCGGGATTGCCGCCCAGTGATGGATCTTGCATGAACTGCATGTGAACCGCGATGTGAGCCTCATGGTCTTGCTCTGGGAAGGCGCGGATTGGCTTGCCATACAGAACGCTCATGTTCTCATCGATTGGGTCCATCTGCACCGCCTCTTCAGGCTTCTGCAAGATTTCATCGATATTTGGGATGCGGATCGCCTCGTACATCCGCTTGTATGCCTCATACAAATCATGGAGCTGCGGAGCTGAACGCGCCATTTCCAAAACAGCCTGTGCCTGCGCAATGCGCTGGGCTGTCGAGAAGATGTTAGGATCTGACACTGGGACGATGTCGATGCGATCATCAAAGTCAGTGCGATAAATGATTTCAGCCGAACCAGATTGAGCAAAGCTAAACTCATCTGGTAAGTTTTCTGCGTTCAGATCAGCCAGAAGTTTAAACTCTTGGCCTTGCGCATAATGCAACCGCTTATGGATTGCGCTGAACGCCTTTGATCCTTGTTCGATGAGGGCGACTGTCGATCCGACTGGGGCGTTTGGATTTACGTCACCAACATTTAAATCTGCTGTGCTGGCAAAACGCTGACCTGCGTCAACCATATATCCAAGCAAGTTGAACAAAGAACCACTTGGCTCTTTGAACGGCAGGGGCATGATGGCTTTGTTTACGTCATCGACTGTGCTGTCGAGATCCACAAACTCGCCGGGGCTGATTTGCATATCACCGCCATTGACGCGGCCACGCAGCTTAAAGCCACCTTGCATGTTCGAGAAAGCTGCACTGTCGAGAAGGGCGCGAAGCGATCCAGTCGCCGCTTTTCCCAAGCCACCGATCATGTGGTACAGGCCAAAGCCATAAAAGCCCAAACCGGGCAAGAACTTGTAGCTGACAAACCAATCGCGGCGCTTTTTGCGCTCATCTTCTTGCTTCCAGTTGCGGCGCACAGAAACCACGTTCTGGTTTTCATAGTCGATTGTGATTACATATGGGATGGCGACTGCGTTATCATCAGCGTCATCATCATCCATTTCTTGGCCATCGATGCCGTCAAACAAATCATAGACGTGCATTTCAAGCAGCGTCATCACGTTGTCATTGCTGTCATCGTACTGGTCAACGCCTTCGATCTCACCGATTGTATCGCCTGATGGATCAATGGAGTCTGAATCTCCATATTTTGTCTGAAGATAATACCCGTTCTGAACGTAGCGGTTGAAGTCATTCTTTGGCATACGAATGACGTGCGTGTAGCGCGGAGATGTGTAAAGATCTTTGCTCTCTGGTGCGACCACAAAGTCTTCGGCCTTTACGAACTGGCTACACTGCCGATCCATGTTGGCATCCCACCAAACCTTTTTGAAGGTATGGCCGATCAGGGGGAGGTGGAACAACATCTGATCAAGATCAGGGAAATACTCAGGCATCTCTTGCGTGATCTGATAGTTCATAAACTCACGCACCCGGCGAGCCTGATCTTCTAGCTTTTCGTCTGGGTTGCCAATAATGACAGACTTGACGGGGCCACCTGACGGGTAAAGCTCTGCGATTGCCTTGGCATTAAACTGAGTGGCTGCTTCCGCGATCAGCGGGTGAACCACAACTGACAGTCCACGACTTGAACGCTCATCTTCGCCCTCTGCCAGACCGCCGTCTGGATCTAAGGTCTTGAGACCTTGCTTGTAGCGTTCTTCCCACTCAGCTCTAGCTGCACGGTCATTTTCGTAAAATCCGACCAGCTCGCTGGCTTTGCGCATAAGTTCGCGCTCATCGATAACTTCGGCAAGGTTTTGGTCAAACTCTGCATCATCCAGCTCATCCATGAAATCCAGCTCTGGATCACCGATCAGAACGTCACCGTCTGCCAGCTCTTCGATCATCAGTTCATCGGCAGGAGCGCCTTCAGCGAATGGGATAATGTTTTCTGGTTCAGCCATAGAGCGTCATCCTTTGTTTTTCCATCGGCTCATCGTCATCTGGGTCTTCACTGTGACCAACGAACCATCCTTTTCGCAACCTTAACCATGCCTGTGTGCATGTATCAACAACATCATCATTTGGATGTGCAGGGAAGGCTGCGCATATATCTATTAAATCTTTAGCCCATTTACGATTAGAAGGGAAGAAAATCCTGCCATCTTCCAAAAGTGCGCTTGACGCATGGGCGCGAGCCTCTTTATCGCGATCTGGAGAATAAGCCAATACTGGCACACCAGCCATACGCAAATCTTGTAGAAGAGATTGACCTGACGCCTTTTTCTCAATCAAGACAGCGTCTGGTTCCCACTCATCGTAAGCCTCTTGCGCCAAACGCCGTAGGTCAGGGTAACTGACCTTGTCATACCAAGCCTCAAGCACAATTGCGCACATTGCGCCCTTGTACTGAAAGACGCCCCAAGTTGTACGGGCGCTGAAGCTAGAGCTTTCCTTGGCCTCGAAGGCTGTATCGTATGACTGCAAGACGTATTCGATGTCAGGCAGATCCTCTTTCTCCCAAGGAACCCACCAGCTTGCCTTTAGGATTCCGCCACCTTTGGGTGATGGGCGCTGCTGTAGCTGGCCAGCGGCTGCATAAGATCCAAGGCTTCGCTCTAGAGTTGTTAGCGTTCTGTCATCGATGCGTTCAGGCCAGAGCAACTCTCCCTCTTTCGTGCGTGGGTCTGTAAATCCCATCCAAGACTTGCTTGGCGTTGGGTGGCCAATTTCGTATCGGGCAGGCAGACAGAGGTGGTTCCACTCATCGCCTAGCTGGTTGGACAGGATATGCCCGGTCAGGTCTTGTTCATGCACACGCTGCATGATGATGACGAAAGCGCCAGTGCGGGGATCGTTAAGACGGGTCTGCATGGCTTGATCCCACCACTCCAGAACGCCTTCACGCACCTTGGAGCTGTCGCTGTCTACCACATTGTGTGGGTCATCGATGCAGATGATGTCACCGCCATCCCCAGTCAGAGCGCCGCCTACGGACGTGGCTATGCGGTATCCAGTCTTATCGTTCTCGAACCTTTGCTTTTGGTTTTGATCGCCAGTTAATACGAACTTGTCACTGAAGTGATCTTTGTACCACGGGCTATCGATCAGGCGGCGACACTTTGTGCTGTCTCTGATGGACAAGGAAGAGGCATAGGAGGCGTACAGGAACTTCTTATGCGGCTGGTGTGTCCAAGTCCAAGCTGGCAGCGCAACGGCCACACTGATTGACTTCATGTGGCGTGGCGGCACGTTTATGATCAGACGTTTGATGTCGCCTTCGACTACGGCTTGGAGGTGATCGCTGATTGCATCGACGTGCCAGTTGTTTTGAAACTCAACGCCCGGTTCAATCGTCGGCCACGCTGCTTTCGTAAACTCCCTCAATGATCTCCGGTAACGCTCCGCCTGAACTTGCTCCAAGGTTAGACTGTTCAAAAGCTGCTGCAATTGCGCTGAGTTGGTCATCACTTATCCTTGTTAAATCTATGACGTGCTTTTGTTCTATGGTTGTTGCGACCTCTTTTTTATCGACCCAGCCTGCGCGGTTCTTGAGAAAGAAGATCATCGCGGTGTTATCCCGATCAAGCGTAGCCTTTTCATATAGCGCGTTGGTGACTTGCTGTATGCCTTCGGCCTCACCGCTTTTTATAGCGTCCAAGAAATCCACATTACAAACACTGCTGCCATCAGAACTACGAATGCTGCGCCTGCCATCATTTCTTTTGCCCATCCTTCTGGTTTTTTGCTGTGAATATCTAGGTGGCCTCGCAGATTGATTGAGACCCATTCGCCTTCTCTTGCTGGCGCTTCACCATATTGTGTGTGAACCCAGAGGTGTTTTGATCCTGCACGTTTGGATGTATTTTCTGCAACCCAATCTGGGAAGGTTGCTTTGAAGCCTGTGAACTTCCAAGATTTAACGATCATTTTTTGCTCCGAACATTTTCTTCATCAGGCTTTTGCCTTTGGGTGTTAGCTTGATGTTTCGCTGGCGCTTATCTTTTGCGTCCATTTCTATTTCGATCAGCTCTGCTGCTTCTGTTTGGCCTCTGCTATTTTCAGCGAGCGAGTGCAGCAATCTGTTGAGTGTTGAGTTTTTGAGATCCATTTTGATTGCGAGGTCTGCGCTTGTGATTGGGT